GGTTAGAAAAGGAACGGGGGGTCGGTGGTGTCCGTCGGCTCACAAAAAAACGCCCGCCCTTCGAATAATTACACTTGCGACAAGCTGCAACTAAGTTGTCATCGTTATCATCACCATTTAATCGTCTAGGTATGACATGATCTACTGTATCTGCATATTGACCACAATAGAAGCAAGTCCAATCATCTCGTTTAAGTATCCTTGGTTTGATCTTGTCATTCCATCGTCTAGTTCCTATTGCAGACTTCGACATCAATACCATCCTTTAAGCTTATGGTGTGCGAGCGCTTTGCAAGCACATCCATCATACCTATGATTAATGTATTTAAGTCCTTGATCTATCTGTTTAATCGGATCTTTTTCTTTAGACTTCAACACTTGAAATAATCCATAAGCACTTGACTTATTGTTCTTAGCTTTGTAATTCCATCTACTTTCTTTGAATACTATTTCATCTAAACAATAAAACTGTTCAAAGTTGTAATTCATTTTATGGAATGTAATTTGCTTTAATGTATTTACTTTAATCTCTTGAGATTTAGCTGTATCAAAGCCAATGGTTTGTAAAACAAACATAGCTCCCCCGACTAGCCAGCACCTCGCGAGCTGAGCCTTACGGGCTCGCGTTTTTGCCTTTGGGGCAAATACTTGCCTAGAGCGTATCATATTAAAGCAACCTCTCTTAGCCTCGATTGTCTATACCATCTCACTATGTGGACTATGATTTACATCACATAGATCTTGCAACTGTATCTGTAATCATCCTCCTCAAGCCATGTGTCTGCATAACCTGCCTCACTCATTTGCTTTTACCAGCCCACCCATCGCCCTTAAATACAATTCCCGGAGCTGAAAACATTCTGACCATATTGACCTTGCATTTAGGGCAAATCATTCCACCATCATCCTCTTTGTAGGTTCGATGAACTGATCCGTAAGTGCCGCATTCTTGGCATCCATATTCATATGTTGGCATCATATTCTCCAATCAATAGACAAGTATGACAGTTTTTGCCATCGAACTGCCAAGCCCCACATCCATTACATCTAGATACTTTTGTGTCTTTTGGTAAATCTGTGCGCTCAGCTAAATTTTTGACACCCACACATCCACAATCTTTACATTGATAAACACCAATATTTTCAGGTAAATCAACTGTGTCTAACGAGATAAACTCAGTCTTGCGAGCGCAACCATTACACTTAAATTGAATCACGATTTATTAGCTCATGGCATCTAAAACATGTGCCATCTTTAAATACACGATCATCACCACATGCTTCACATTTGATTATTGATTTAACCAAGTGTGCGCCATTGTCATCTAATTCGACAGTCCAACCGCTGCCATCTATAAATGCTATGTATCCCATTATTCAACTCCTTCAAAATACCATGTGCCTTTAGCTGTCATTTTTGCCCATTTGGCATGGTCTTTATTAGATCCTTTACAAACATACCCATAATAGGGTTTCCCGCCCTTGCTCACACCCTGCTTCAAAATATGCCCGTGTTCGCAAGCCGGTGGCTCTTTCGGAGTTGCATGACCTACTGCATCAACAGCATCGGCAATAGTCCATTGTTGCGGATCATCTTGTTTATTTTCTATTGCAAAAGAAGCTCGTAAAGCATCCTCAATTGCAGCTGATTTACTTCCCGGCGCTCCGTATCGCCTTTCCTGTAATTTCTTTTCGTATTGATTTGGCTCATTAACTCGATTTACCTTAGCCATTTCCTCACGACTTGCAAGGTGCTTTTTAGTCCCAATATTTGCAAATTTAGCAGCAATCCCAACAGCTGAAGTTTCACAATTCTCCAACGCAAAGTCACGATTAACACCTTTTTCCGAAATGACTTCTTGCGCATGGCCAGTTGAGAATGGCTGTGGGTCTGCTGCGTTTTTGAATAATTTACAAAATACAATGAATCGAGTGTTTGAGGCCTCGATAACTTCTGTTCGTATTGCTCCATCTGGATACCTTTCCCAAAAATCCGCAATTCTTTCTTGAACTGTGGTGTAATCGTCTAAATTGAAACCCATTTCATACCTGCCAATCTAATTTGGAATCCTGCATGGCTTCATGGCAGGTTTTTGCAATTGATATATATGCAAGCGCGTCTTTGTAGTGATCATCAACTTCTGGACTTTCCACGCTCCTGCTGATTTTGACCAAACACATTGCCATTGCAACCTGATTTGGTGTAATTGGAAAACCAAGATAGGCGCTCCAAAGTTCTGCAATACGCGAATGCTGTGGCATCGGATGACCATACTGCGATCCTCTTGAATGTATGAGTGCAACGGCATCATCAAACAATTTCTCAGTTTTTGTCATAATCAAAAACCTGCTCTAATTTAAGTTTTTGGATTTTGGCTTGATGATCTAAGCAAGATTTCCACCCACTTGCCCTACCAGCCCAATAGCCATTTTGATAATGTTTATCCATTCGATATTCATCTAGAAAATATAAACCTAGACCAATCAAACAGCCTATGATAAGTCCGTATCCTACGATTTCCATGCTTGCTCCCTTATTTCGTTTGGTACGACAACAGGATTTCTGTCATCTATTACTGTATATCTTGCACCTGACGGATGAATCGATGGCGCAGCTGCAACATAACCCTTAAATTTGATGTCAATGCCATCGATCAACTTGCCACGATATTGGTCAGTTCCGTTTGCTTGATAATACAAATGAAAACCATCGCCAGTTTGAACTGTGTATGTTGGCGTAAATTCCGGCAGCAATTCGCCACCATTCCTGAAATCAATATCAAACACGACTAAGCCAGATGTCTGGCAAGCAATACCGATATTTATATTAGGATCAAAGTCAAACCAAAAATCAATTAGTTTGATGTCAGTTGTAGCTGATAAGTATGCTCGCTTGCATAACTCAAAATGTGGATCTTTTTTATTTGCCTGTAATGGCAATATAGCCCATCCACGATTTGCATACTCATAAGCAGCTTGTCGATTATCTACTGCTAGTTTCATTTGTTGCTCCCTATCTGCAAGTCCGTCGCTTGCTGATGGGTTTAGTATGCTCTGATTTAACGCTTCCGCAATAGCCTGATGGCGTGTCGTTTATAACGATTAGATAACGCTAATATCCTCAAAATCGTCGATATGGTCATCAATCGTGCGGGTTTGATAATCGGTTTCACGACCCATAAGACTTTCCTAGAGCTATGAATGACCCATCTTTGTTGATTGGAATAAGGGTTGGGGTCATGTTTTTGCCATTCCATTCAAGAATAGCAATACCCATCTGCCAATTGGCTAAGCCTTTCGTATAGGAGGCTTTTGCCTTGTTCATAAGGTTTCCTACCTCAATGCCATATAAAGGCCTGTAATGGCCTCCTAAGCCCTCAGAAAAGGCACTCATACCTAACTTATGGGTATGGCCACAAACTACGCTCTTACCAGCCTTTCTGGCCAGATTTAGGGCAGTTATGCCAGCGTTAGGATTTGAGTTACCTTCATCGCCATGAGCCAAGATCCAGCCCTTTTCGAATTCGTAGAATGATTTATGGAATGTTATGCCCAAAGAATCAAAGTCCATGAACTTGGAGTATTGCAGCTCAGGCAAACTAATCAATCCCGGAACTTTTAGTAATGTGTTATAAAGTCGATCTGTATGATTCGATCTGACAATATGAGCTTCTTTAGCATTCTCAGTTAAAGCCCATAAAATATCTTGGGTTGCCTTACGATCATCATCAAGGGTTTGTTGGTAGGCAAGTGGTGTTTTTTCAGCCCAACGGCTAATAGTTTGAAAATCGATTTCATCGCCAACGCATAGGACAGAATCAAACTTTTCCTTGCGTGCTAACTTAATTACATTTTTTACAGCTGTTTCATGGTGGTATGGGATTTGTAAATCCGAAATAACCAAGTATCGCTTAATCTTCATCCTCATCTGGAGTAGGAATAGTTGGGATAATTCCTTTATCGCCTACGATCCAGTCAGGCATTGACTCAGGATTATCCATTAGATATAAAGCAACAGATTCAGAAAATCCAGCCTTTTTAGCTGCTTTAAATATCTCGTGTTTTGCAATATAGAAAACCTCTAATTTAGTTAAAGGATCAGGAGTACGGCGAACGCGACGACGATTAACCTTTTTGCGTTTAGATTGTTTCCGTGTGTTCGCCATAACAGAAATTATCGCTTACTAATTAAAACAAACAGATCATCAACACGCTGTTGTAATTGTAAAGTTTGAGTTTGAAGCGAGGTAATTTGGTCTTTGATCGAGCTGCCTGAATTGGGCTTAAGTTCGCTTAGAAAACTTTTAATAACCCATCGTAGAGCCAGTAATAAAGCGGTCGCGATACTGCAAACGCCAACGCCAAATGCAACTAATTCGTTTGGACTCATTTTTCACTAAGACCATAATCCGCTTCACTCCCCGATTTTGGATCTAATGCTTTTGCTATTGGCGCAACTACAGCACCAAGTAATGTTGCATAGGCTGGATGAATGTCAGCCACAATTGCTAAGGCTACTGTTATTCCACTAGCTGCCACAGCTCTCAAATATGACTTAATTGCTGCTTTGTGTTTTTTGGTCAGTTTCATTAATTGCCTTTCAGTAGTGGGATGTCGAACTTGTCGCCATTTTGATTTGGCTTAAAACTTATATGAATGTGCTTATGGTGTGGATTAATGCCCCGATACTTAACCCAACGCCAAAGCGATTTACCTGAACATATTTTACCAGCATGGATTATGTAAGAAATACGCTTATCTTTTTTTGCTGTGAGTCGAAGCTGATCTGCCAGAGCATGACTAACCCCTTGCTCGTTAGAAAGCCCAGAGTCAATATCGAGCGCGCAAACTTCTCCGTCTGGTCGTGGGTTATGATCCGATTTTCGTAATGCATGTTTACTATCAGAAATCCACCCATCGCTGCGCTTATCACGATCCAACCATTTTTCATTGATCTGGTCGCGTAGCGTTTTAGCAGCTTTAGATAGGTAAGGCTTCATTAGCCAAGTAATGCAGAGATTTGATCGTCAGTTAAACCCAATTCTTTTAACTTAGCAATTCCTTGTTGGCGATTTAATATCTTAATCTCTTGCTCTGTTGGACCAGCAACATGTAATTTAATCGCTGCTTCTAATTCATCCTCAGTAACAGTTGAAGTTTCAACGGCTTTAATCAATTTCTTTTTTGGGTCATTAAAATCCCAAATAAGACCTTGACCACCAAGTTCTTTATCTAATTGACTTGGATTTATGTTTTTAGATGTAATTGCCATTATGACCCCAAATCTATAACTATGATATATCGGTTTGCAAAGGTCGCTCCGTTACCATTACTTGTATCTGCATACTTAGCTGTAAATGTATTTGATCCAGCATTTAAAGAAACTTGTGTTGAAGCAAATGATTGTTGGTCTCCAGATCCATCAAACACTCTAACTCTCCATTGATTATTTACGGCAACAGTTGTAGCTCCAGAAACAGCATAAGACATATCAGCCCACCAACCGCTCGCTGGAGTTATATTAGCCCCAATAATTACTAACGCTTTTGTGCCTGTTGTTAAAGTAACTGATGGTCCTACTGTTGTTAAATCTCCGTAAGTGCTTGATGATATTGATTGAGCAGTTGTAACTACTGCGCTGGCACTTGTTGGGGCAGATGATGGTAATGCACCCCACTCAGGAGCAGTTGCACCAGAATTAACTTTTAATACTTGTCCAGCAGTTCCAATTGGTAATCTAGTTTTTGCATTAGCGGTTGATCCGCGATAACTAATATCACCAGCAGTTGTTTCAGGATTAAGGTCTTTTATTTTTGTATCAACTGCCTGACCAAAAGTTTCAAAATCAGCAGGTAAATCTTTAACTAAATCTGTATTCGTTGGCATCGCAAACGAATAATTGGTGGTTGGATTTGCCATTGTTCTCCTATACTCAGGCTACGATTGTAGCGTATTCCCATGTCAAAGTGTTGCTTAAAGTATTCCAAGCCTCTGTAATTGGCGTGGTATTCCATCTCATCGCCACTTGGCTGTAAGCGGTAGGCGATAAATTTAAGGTGATATAAAGCTGATTAAAACTGACCGACCAGGACCACCCCTCGACATAACCTTCAAACTCACCGCTGGAAATTTGTGTAGGTAAATTAGTTAAATGGATTGGCATTCCAATAAATATGCCAAGTAAAGCATCTCTATCAGCATCATCAATTTCAGCGTTTGTTAATGGAAATGTGATTGTGTCAAATACTGGCTGAGGGTAAGCTCTTTGATCGATATACCTATCAGCTACAGCTTGCGCATCCACAGTTGAATGCAATACAGAATTTATCGTTTCTGCCTTATAGCCATAAGTAGCAATTGATGTGGCGTCTGTAGCTGTAACCTGTGATCCAAAATTATTCCCATAATTAATATAAATTTCGTTTCTAATATCTCCGGCTTTGGTTGTTGTCTTTAATCCTTTACCTATAGCATGACCAGCATCTAATTGGACATAACCATTATTTAATAAATAGTTTTGGCGATGGTCTGCATCGGCATACCCAATTCGACCCTGATTGTCCTCGTATAGCACACCAAAAGCAGAATTGGCAATTAAAGCTGCTATGTTGTAAATAGTGTCAGGATTAGATCCTCGATTTTCCATAGTGTAAAGACCCGGAGTATCTATTTCTCCAAGCCCGGAATTACCAGCATTTGCCCAAGTTGTAGTTGCATCGTAGCCAGACCAAGTTTCACCTGCTGGCACTTCATTCCAAGCATCTAATAATAACTCATCTAATAAATCTAATATCTGGTTACCATCCTCATCTTGCGATAGCACACCATTTGTTATTGTTTTTTGTAGTTTAGATAACGCTCCAAGCGCTATTATGTTATATCTAATTTCAGTACCAACTGCGCCCGAGTTGCCAACCTCAACACTTAAATCTGTAATGTTGCCACCAAACAGGCTTACATAAGTATTTGTTGAGTCTTTAATTTGTAAAACAATACCATTATTAATATCAAAATTAAAAGTTTGATTATTTAATGCAACAATTGTACAACTTATGTAAGATGGGTAAGGCTGACTGTATATGTTGCGTCTGCCAGAGCTGTGGCTTAAATTAGCAATAGTTATGTTGGTGTAATCCACACCCTCAACAGTTAATTTCCAGTTAGGTGTAAATTGGCTCATAATCCGCCAGCTCGTCCAAACGGATTACCGCTATAAGCCCCACCCCTAGCTTGTGAAGCATTAATGTTTTCAATAATTACTCTGGCTGTTTCCTCAGAGTTAATTGCACCGCTGACATTTAAGTTAATGACTGTGCCACCAGATGATACTTGTGATGTTTCTAGCGCTGTGCTTACTAAAGATGTGCCTTGTCTTTCTAACACCCTAAATTCCCTTGTCAATTTATCAAGTTGATTTTTAGCAGCTGATTGGCTAATACCGCCAGTCAATACTTGAAATTGCAAATCTGCAAATGCTTCAGTATTGCGTGTCAATTTATCAACTAAATCTTTTGTGCTTGTAGCGCCTAATACACCAGTAGCTCCACCTGCGCCACCACCTGAGCCACCACCTGCGCCACCTGATATTCCTCCGAGTGTAAATCCACCACCTGTAAATCCACCACCGCTACTGCTAGGAATACCACTAAATCCACCAGTTGAAGTTGCACCTATTTTTCCAATTGGAGCAATATCTGTGCCACCACGAACCCTATTTAATCCACCAATTACCAAGTTAATTGCATCAATAATAAAATTTAACACCGGAGTAATTGCACCGACAATTTTGCCAAACGCATCAATAATTACCGATGCTGCTTTAGCGCCAACATCTAATAAAAAGCCAAAAACTGTTTGAACTATTGGAAAAACTTTGTCTTTCATTAATAACCAAAACTCTGTAAATTCATCTCGGTTTCTTTCAATAGCATCTCGGATTACATTAAATGCATCCTTAAATTTTTCAACGATTGGTGTACCATATTCAAACACATAACCAATTAATCTTTCAATAATAGGCAATAAAGCCTGACCAACAGCTTCCTTTGCTTCATCAAAACCTACTTTCAAACGATCAATTCTGCCTTGAAATGTTTCAGCGTTTCTGCTAGCTGCTCCGCCATAAAGATCTGACAGCCTTTCTGTTTCGCCTCTGAAATCTAAAGTCTTAGCTTGTGCAGCTGTAATACCTATACCAAGTCTTGCTAGCTGTGTATCTTGTCCGCCATATGCTTTTGATAATGCTTCAACTACTTGGTTGAGATCTTTGCCTGTACCTTTTGAAATATCAACTGCAAGATTTAATAAATCCTGTGATTTTGTTACATCGCCTGTAGCTGTTGCCAGTCTTTGAAATGCTGGTCTTAACTCATCATCTGCTATACCTACAGCTAAAGCTGTTTTGCTTATGTAGTCCTCAGTAGCTTTTATTTGATCGTCTGTTGCACCTGTGGCAGCCTTTAACGCGCTCGCTAATCTTAATTGTGCAGCTTCATCGTCTATGGCTGCCTTAACACCATCAATTGCCAACTTGCCTGCATATGCAGCAGCAGCAGCGGCAGCAGCAGCAAAGGCTAGTGCCGCTTTCTTTCCAAAATCATTTACTTTATCGCCAAAAGTTTGGACTTCCTTATCAGCTGATTTTAAACCTTTTTGTAAGCCATCTATGTCAGCTGCTAAAGCAAGCGTTAAGGTTCTACTCGCTGACGCCATTTGCCCACTCTTTTCTTATGTCCAAAATGATTTGCTCAAATTCTTTGATTATCTCAGGTTGTAATGCTCTAATCGTTGGATAAATGAAATATCCTTTTGATCCCGGTCCTTTTGGCATTCCGCCTGACCATCTTGGAAATTGTGAATAATTGTTAGATCCAAACTCATGTGCAGCGCCAATACCTTTTCGCTGACCTGCTGGATCTTTTCTGTTGTTAAATTGAGTAGTAGCTCCACCTGAAAACTTTTGTCCAGCAAATCCAAAAGAAATCTCACCCAAAACAGATGATGCTTTTACTTTACCACCCTCGGCAATTCTTTGTGCAGCTTTACCGCGAGTAGCAGCAGCAGATTTAATTGCTTCCAACTCTCTTTGAGCCAAAGCCTGTACTTGCACTTTGACTTCTTTAACAGCTAAGTCATCCATATTTTTTAAAACTTTAGCTATATTGCGCAGCTCTTTTTTATCGTAGAAAATCGAAGGCTCGGTACTAACTGCCATTTCTTTTCTCCAATATCTCTAAAGCTGTCATTATGTCGTCTGCATCAACCCATTTATCCATTGGTATATGTGTGGCAATTGCCAGTTGTACCAATAATCTATTTAGGCTTCCTGCTGGATGGCTTTTGGGGATGCATCACCAACAATTACATCTGTAACTGTTTCGCACCACGCTTCGTAAGGTTTTACCGCTTTGCCAGCAGCTTCCCTTTTATGTGCGTGGTATGCCAAAAACATTAGATCAGATATGCCCATTTTTTCTTGAGCTTGGCCGATTGTATGTCCAGACATTTTTTCCCACTTTTGCCACTCAGGGGGTTGAGCTACATAAGTTGCCTGATCCCCTGAGCTATATTCAATTGTTATAGGTAGTTTCATTTTTTGCTCCCGTTTCTATTTATTAGGTAAATGACTCCGCTGGTACTCCAATTACTTGGAATGTGAAAGAAACTGTTTGTGCATCGTTTCCTGCACCTCCGGCTGAAGGCCAAGATGGTAAAACTTGAAATGTAAATACTGCACCTGACGCTGCTGTAAATACTGTGTTAATACCTGTGTTTGGAGCTGACTCTGTAACGCCCCATAGAATCTCACATAGAGATCCGGCTGCTCCCCAGTCAGATAGCATTTCTACTGCTAAGGTGAAATCGTTATCAATTACTTTGTATGCTTTTCCATCCAAAGTTTCGTATGTTTGGCGGTTAACTGTACCAGTCAAAATCGCGCTTGTAGCTTGAGCATCGAAAGTGTTACCACCGATTGTGAAGGTAACATCTCTGCCCGTAATTACTGTGGTAGGCACTTGAACTCCTTAAGTTGTTTGTGTGTAATAGGTTGAAACATCTATATCAGATACCAACATTGTTGATGCTCCGATATTTGTAACGCTCGGTCTTGTAACCGATCCGACAATATACCCATTAGGGATGACTGCCAGAATACTCATAACTAGCTTTTCTAAATTATCTAAACTTGCTGGATTGCTGTTGTATGCAACAATAGCTGTAATTGTTAAATTAATTCTTACTCTAACTTGACTTTTACCAATTGTATCTATTTCAAGATAAGGCGAGTTTGGTACAAAAACGACACATGGGGGCATCGGACTTTCTGGCACATGGTTATAGACATTTGCAGAAACGCCTGCTAAAGCTGTTGCAAGTGGTGTGCGAATGTCGGAAAGAATTGTTGATGCTGGCATTATTGACAAATACCTTCAACATCTACATATGGTCCTAGTATGCCTATGACCCTACTGTAAAGAGATCTCCCGATCCTGTATGGCGTACTGGTGAAATCGATACCCTCAATTTGTCCGCCTGCTGCAATTCTTGATTGAAATACCTCTACTGAAACTGCGAAAATTGCTGATCTAACAGATTGGTTTCCAACATAAGTTGATGCTCCAGATAAAGTGGCGCTTCCACTTGGAATAACATTTGCTTCATCGACATCGGCATTTGTGATGTTAGCTGAAAAGGTATATGGTCCAAGATTGTCTGCAAGTATTGTTCGTGTGCCATTGTACGGACTTCCGCATCCTGTGATAATAACTGATTGTCCTTCGGTAAATTCATGTATGCCAAGTGTAGTGAAAGTGGCGACATTACTTGTCAGCGACACTTTTTGTACTGGACTTTTAAAAGTTACAAGCATTGGCAAAATTGTGTTTTCAGCTGTATCTATCACACCATTTAAATATGTGTCATCATACAAGGCAGACGACACACCAATTATTGAACGCAACTCTGAGGCTGTGATAATAGTTGGCATGTCATCTCCTTACTCCCATTAATGGATGCCTGAGATCGGGAGCAACCCCAGGCACTCAGTTAAACTATTAGATATTTAGTGCACGGAAGGCTGTTGGGTAGCGATTAACTACTGCAACA